TTCAGGTATAAGATATTGGGGTAGTAAAAATACAACAGATAATTTTAATGTTGCTTCTACTTCTCAATCTTTAGTAGTTCAAAACTATCAAAATTCTAATATTGGAGCTACCACTTTAGGATACCCTTCAGTAAACAACTACGATACAGGAATCTATGAGTTTGCTTGGGGTGGTGGTACTTATCCAGAAATTGCTGGGGGTGGTGCTGTTAAATTATCTCAAATATTAAACGTTGATACTACTAGTTCAGTAGGTATAATTTCACCACTAACTGATTATTTTGCTAGTGTTGTAGCACAAGATTTAGTACCTAATTCTTTACCTCAATTTACCCAATATTCTACAACCGCTAACATTCCTAATACTGCTAGAGTAATGACTACAGACTTTGGGGTTCCTGCTATTAGTAGTTATATGGTTAGTTCTGATGTGGCTGCTACTACAGGTGGAGGAAGTGGGGCTGTAATTACTTTTGCCGGGGGTAATTTAGTAAATTTAGTATCTACTAATTCTTCAGGATTTTATACTACGGGAAGTTTATATTCTGCTAATAGTATGTCATTTGATATATCTAATAGTTTATCTAGTGGAGATAGATGGTTTATAACTTTGTACAACGATCTTCCAATTACAGTCCAAGGAACTTTAGTACCATTTAATAGTGGGGGTCAAGCCGATTACTCAACTGTAACTACTAGTGGGTATGCTGATCCTGTAGCTTACAATGGAGTGTTTGAAATTCTTTCAGCTACCTCTTCAGTAGCTTCAACTACTACTTACAGAGTTGATAAACTTCTTCCAGCAGCCTCGTTTAATATTGGTAATGGAGATTATGGTATATTAATTTGGAAAGCCATTACTGATGGTACTTTTGTACTATTTAATGGGGCTACTCTATCAGGAGTAGGAAAAGGTAATTTAATTACTACTACAGCTAGTCCTACCATAAAGAATAATTTAACTTATATTACTACAACCTTTGGAACTAATTAAAAATTTAAAATAATAATATATTTATAACAAAATACGTATTTAAACAATGGGATATTTAAATAACTCAGTAGTAACAGTAGATGCTATCCTAACCGATAAGGGTAGAGAGTTACTTGCTAAAAACGATGGTACCTTCCGTATCACTCAATTTGCTTTATCTGATGATGAGATTGATTATACTCTGTACAATCCAACTAATCCTTCCGGTTCAGCTTTCTATGGTCAAGCAATCGAAAACATGCCTTTGTTAGAGGCGTTTCCTCTTGTAACTCAAGAAATGAAGTATGTGTTAACTACACTACCTCGTGGAACCTCTAAGATGCCAGTACTTGATCTAGGATACTCCGCAATTACTCTAAAACAAGGTGCCTCACTTGCTATTACACCTCAAACTCTAAACTACTTAGGTGGTAATACAACCTATGAATCATCAGGCTATACTGCTACTATCTCAGATGTTAGAGTATTAAGCCAATTCAATGGTGTAGGTATTAATACTCCAGATGCAACTGCTCTTAATTCAACTACAACAGTTGGAACTAACGTATCTAAAACTGTAATTGGTACTACAATCAACTTAACTGCAACTACTGTTAATACATTATTTGGATCAAATACTTTCTTACAAGCTACTTTAACCGTAGTAGGTAGAGATTCAGGTGCTCGTATCACTATTCCAGTAACGATTACTAAAACTTCTAATTAATAGATATGTCATTTAAAAGATTTACCCCTTCAGATTTTTTAGTATCAGCTGATTCTGTTACAGCCCCATGTTGGTATAATAATGTATATGATCTAACTACGTTCTTTACTAGTTCAACTCAAGCAGCTAGTTCACAAGGTGATTATGTATTAGCAGTTTACCAAACCGCTTCAACTGATAGTACTGCTGCTATCCAGTTTTATATTGGATATGCTAATGAGTTAGGTTCAGGTTCTACGCCTTACAATTCTCAAATTCCACAATATTCACCTTCTTCTACACTTTATGGTCAATGGAGAAACTTGATTTTAGAGGATGAAAATTCTGGGTTTATATTTGGTAATGTATCTCAATCTCAATTCTATATTCTTTCTGTAGAAAGAGCTAATTATAAACAATCATTACTCCCAGGCTCACTTAATTTAACCTTAACTAGTGGTAGTAATACAATTAAATTAACAGATAATAGTGGTATGGTATCCGCTGTACCTTATATTAATGGTACTAGGGTTTATCAGTTGATTTCAGGTTCAAATGGTACTGCTTACACAGGAGTACAAGCTAACGGATATACTGCTACTTCAGGTTCATATGGTTGGTTTGTTCCAGATATGGGAGCTATTTTACTTAATTCAATTGCTTTGGAACAACCTGCAGTTAGTGGTGGTTTAGCTATGACTACTTTAAATGATGGTAGTTCAGTTACTAACGGATTTAATAATCAATCTTTATTTAATATAATAAGTTTAGGTGATAGTTTTAAATTAAACTCTCAAGAAAATGTTACTTCAGACTATGTGTTTGTAAGACCACAAAATGCTGAATTTAACTATACAACTAACCCATCATTTATTTCGGGTTCAACTGGTGAAGTAATATATTCAACATTTATCAATAATCCTCAGGTGTATATTACTACAGTTGGTTTATATAATGACGCAAACGAGTTGTTAGCTGTAGCTAAATTATCAAGACCACTAGTTAAAGACTTCACTAAAGAAGCATTAATCCGCGTTAAGCTAGACTTCTAATGAATGAGTGCTTGGAAACAATTTTTAGCCTCTGATATAATTGTTACACCGTTTACGGTTAACAAAAGTTTTAATTTTCCTTATTCTCAATGGGCTACTGGTTCTGATAATCAACTAGTTGGTATTGATAGATTTTTAGGGGAAAATTCAAGTTGGTTTAATAATAAATCAACCACAGGAACTTTAACCACCCAATATCAAGCTTTAATTTATAGCTCGGCTAAACAACTTTATTACTCAAACTTCTTATCTTCTAGTACAGGAGATAATATAGCTCAGCCCGTATTATTCCCGGGAGCCGGACCTTCAGGTTCTGGGGATGTTTTAATAGGTGGAGTAGAAAGCCCATTGTATGATAATTTTTTACAGAGCACTTTAGTTTCTAATAGATTTTGGCCAACGGCTTCAAATGCTAATATATTAGTTTTATCTGTTCCTTCTAAATTGTATGGTGAATATATAGTACCTAGTAGTTTTAACTGGTATTGTGGTGTAGGAGGTGTAGAAGGGGCTATTGTAGATGACGGACAAGGAAACCTTCTCTCAGGAAGTACTAATGTAGGTAATATAATCTATACTCATGGGTTAGCTATATTAACCACTCAAGGGCAGATTTATAATGAGGATCTTTCATTTTGGTCTCAAGAAACCAACATGACTTGCTCATTCTCTTCTTCAATGACCATTTATGAAACACAATATAAGTGTACTATAAGAGAAAGTGAATTTAATTTTAGCTTAAACCCATCACTCCTTTCAGGCTCAGATGGTTCAGTTTATAGTTTTGCAACTGCTTCATATTTTAGCCCTTACGTTACAACAGTAGGTTTATATGATGAACTACAAAATCTTTTAGCGGTAGGTAAATTAGCTCAACCCCTACCTACATCGGCAACTACCGATACAACTATTCTTATTAACTTAGACCGATAAAAAATGTGGACTTATAAAAACGAACCTATGGAGGCACTCTCCTCCTTCCCTGAAGAGACCTTTGGTTTCATTTATAGGGTTGTTCATATACCAACAGGCAAAGCCTATATTGGTAAAAAAGTTCTATTTCATCAAAAGAAAGTAAAACTCACTAAAAAAGAACTACTAGAGTATACTCACGTAGCTGGTCGTAAACCAGCCTACAAGCTAGCGATGAAAGAGTCAGATTGGCAAACATACTATGGTTCAAATAAGGAAATTGTAGCTATGTTAAAAGAGGGTAAACACGATGAATTTAAACGTGAAATTTTACATTTGACCCCCTCAAAAAAGTTATTAACTTATTACGAGACAAAATATCTATTTGTATATTCAGTGCTTGAAAAACCAGAGGAGTTCTATAACGATAACATCCTCGGAAAATTTTTCACAAAAGACTTTGCCCAGTAAGGTACCTTTCGTATCTTACACAATATGGTAAATCAACTAGTTGTCAATTTAGTTAACTCAGTCTTAGGGCCC